AGATCGAACGTGAAGCAAACGCAATTGCGAAGGACACACGTCGCGGTAAGGGTAACATCGTAGTTTGTTCTGCTGATGTTGCAACTGCACTTGCAGCTGCTGGTTCACTAGACTATCAGCCAGGCGCAGGTCTAACTGTTGATACAACAGGTAACACATTCGCTGGTACAATCAACGGTCGTATCCGTGTCTTTATCGACCCATACGCAGACGTTGATTACGTAACTGTAGGTTATAAGGGAACAAACGCATATGACGCAGGTATGTTCTACTGCCCATACGTCCCACTACAGATGATGAAAGCAGTCGCTGAGAACACGTTCCAGCCTAAGATTGGTTTCAAGACTCGTTACGGCATGGCAGCAAACCCATTCGTCGCTGGTGCACAACAACCGCACGATCTAGCTAATACACAAGGTCAAAACACATACTACCGTATCTTCCGTGTTGACAACCTAATGGCTAAGTAAAAAAATAATAAAAAGAACTAGTCTACTAGTCATTTTGGGGAGTCTTCGGACTCCCTTTTTTTTGTGTATAAATAAAGTGACTAAGAGGATTCATTATGAGCGTAACATCCAACACAAACTTCTTGCAACCTACGGGATTCCGTGTCGTCATCGATCGCGCAAAATACGGAAACCTAGAATTCTTTGCACAGTCAGTAACACACCCTGGCTCTAGTGCAAACGCAGTGGATCGAGCAATTGCAAAGATCCAGAGATTCCCTGTTGCCGCAGATACCATCGAATATGCAGATCTATCGATGCAGTTGATCCTAGATGAGGACATGTCCGCGTATAAGGAAATGCAAGACTGGATGCAGCGAACGGTCGACACCTCAGAAGACCTGTCTCAAGACATTACGGTCATTATTCTAACCAGTCATAACAACGCAAACATAAAGATCAAGTATGAGGGATGCCTTCCTATCCAACTTGGATCTATTGAGTTGAACTCCACTGCTGGAGACGTTGCATATATAACTTACGACGCCACATTTAAGTATACCAAATTCACTATATCATGATGGTAAAATTGGACATAAAGAACCGGAACCTCTTGGAGATTTTGGAAGACTTCCGATATACGTATCGAGAGTTGTATCAACCCGAACAGACAAACCGATGTCTGGTCGAGGAGTTGCGTGGACAGTCAGACCACTACACGGGCGAAGAGGAGATGTGGCGTGTCATTGACGAAGGTCGTGACCACAGAGGTGCCGCAGAGAACTCCGTCTGTTATCCCATCAAACCCGATCACTACTTTGGGACACACCCAGAAGAATACCGCAAGACGTGGAACGCACTGAACTCCAGTTTTATGGAGGAACTAGGTGTGCAACACAGTGCGCTCTCAACACTCTACCCACCAGGCGGGTTCATCGGTTGGCACAACAACGCAGACGCATCCGCATATAACGTAATCTTTACGTGGTCCGAGAGAGGAGATGGGTGGTTCAAATATGTCGACCCCAAGACAGAACAGGTCATAACGGTTCAAGACGAACAGGGGTGGAATTGCAAAGCGGGATACTTTGGAGACTACGACTCAGGTAATGTAGTCTACCATGCAGCAAGAACAGAATGTTACCGTATGACTCTCAGTTACGTATTGGGTCATGACGAAGACTATTGGAAAGATTGTATTGAAACGATCACCAATATGTGATATAATGTAGTTTTGAAAACCCCACGGATTATACATGCTTAATATTGAAGTGATACACAAGGAGTGGACAGAGGACTCTGTTATTCCTATGCACCAACTGGATGAGACATCACGTCAAATCCCCATGCTACACGCAAAGTATTTAGAATACCTCACCGTAACCAAACTTACCCTACGTCGCGCAGAGGCGTCACAGAAGATCCTGTTGAAGGAGAAGTGGTTGTACTACAACGGTAAGATGGACCCACAGACTCTACAGGAGAAAGGGTGGGATCCAGATCCATTCAACGGTCTCAAGATTCTCAAGGGTGAGATGGACTACTATTACGACTCCGACCCAGAGATCTCTAAGTCTGAAGACAGAATCGTCGCACTTAAAGCACAGATAGATAGTCTTACAGATATTCTTAACATGATCAAATGGAGGCATTCGACGATCAAGAACATGATTGATTATCGTCGATTCGAGGCTGGTGGATAACAAGATTCGCATTAGGATGAAAGACTACTCCCATTTTATGGTAGAGGCCCATCCAGCCCAAGAGAATGAGTTGAAGGAATACTTCTCGTTCTTTGTCCCTGGCTACAAGTACATGCCTGCATATAAGTCTCGACATTGGGACGGAAAAGTCAAACTCTATAACATGATGACTAAACAGATGAACGTGGGTCTCTACACGCACCTACGGAAGTTCTGCGCGGATCGTTTCTACCCACTGGAGATTGTTGAACATGAGACTTATGGGATTCCTTCGTTCCGTGAAGACATCGACCATCCTGCCCTTATTGACTTTCTATCTCTGCTTGATGCTCCTTTTAAACCACGAGACTATCAATACAAGGCAATTTCTCATGGGGTGGAGCACCGAAGATGTATCCTTCTTTCTCCCACTGGTAGCGGGAAGTCATTTATTATATACAATCTTTTACGGTATTGCTACGAAGTCACCGAAGGAAAAATCTTAGTCATCGTCCCAACCACGTCTCTGGTGGAGCAGATGTATAAGGACTTCGAGGAATACGGTTACGACGTAGAAGAGTTCTGTCATCGTATCTACTCCGGTAAGGAGAAGGTTACGGACAAACGTGTCATAATATCTACATGGCAATCCATTTACAAATTCGGTAAGGAGTGGTTCGAACAGTTCGAATCAGTCTTTGGTGATGAGGTCCACCTGTTCAAGGCGAAGTCTCTGACTACCATGATGGACAAGTGTGTCAACGCAAAATATCGTTTCGGTCTTACGGGTACTCTCGATGGGACGGAGACAAACAAACTGGTTCTGGAAGGTCTGTTTGGACCTACGTTCACTGTTACACGAACGATTCAACTCCAGAAGGAAAATCAACTCGCAGACTTGGATATCTCTGTTCTCCTCTTGAGGTATCACAATGATGTCTGCCAACAAGTCAAGGAGATGACGTATCAAGAAGAGTTAGATGCGATCGTCACCTACGAACCCCGTAATCGATTTATCAGTAAACTGGCAATTGATCAATCGGGAAACACCCTCGTGATGTTCCAATTTGTTGAGAAACATGGTAAGGTTCTGCACGAGATGATCAAGTCTATGGCTGAAGAAGGACGTAAAGTATTCTACGTATCTGGTGAAGTAGATGCCACAGACAGAGAACAAATAAGAGGGATAGTAGAAAAGGAAAATGATGCAATTATCGTTGCTTCTCTTGGTACTTTTAGTACTGGTATTAACATCCGCAATCTTCATAATATTGTATTTGCGACACCATCCAAGTCTCAAGTCAAAGTACTCCAATCGATTGGTCGTGGTCTTCGTAAGTCTGATGATGGTCGGACTACTAGACTTTTTGATATTGCTGATGATCTTCATATTAGGAGTCACAAAAACTTTACACTGAAACATAGCGGTGAAAGGATTAAGATATATACTAAAGAGGGATTTAGATATAAGATCTATCCCATAAACTTAAAACCAATAAGAGTGGAACAAGATGTCGAAAGCAATCTCTTCGGTTAAACACCTAAAGTTAGTAACAGGTGAAGAACTGGTATGCGAGTTGATGAGTGAAACTGGTGATTCTATTGTCATCCGTAACGCGTTATCCTTAATTGAAAAAGATCTAAGCACTGGTGATAAGTACTATGCATTTAAGACGTTTATGGTTTATCAAGACAGCCCTCAAAACGTTATTATCATTTTCTTTGATAAGGTCATGTCTGTTGCCGTTCCTACTGAAGAGATGCAAAGACAATATACTGAAGCCATTAAAGAGATGAAAGAATATAATGAATCTCAGGAACTCAAGAATCAAGACGATGAATGGGAGAATGACTTATCTTTAGAAGAGTTCTTAAATGAAATGGATCGTGGTAATGACTTCATGGATTCTGACGTAGAAGGAATGATTAAGAACTAGAGCTATACTATTCTCCCCTTTGGTTAAAGAGATTATACAGTATAAATCAGATTCTGTCAACACTTTTTTTAAAATATTATGAAAATAGGCTTCACATGTTCAACGTTCGACCTTCTACACGCAGGTCACGTCCAACTTCTACGTCACGCTAAAGATCGGTGTGACTACCTGATAGTAGGTCTACAGACAGACCCCACCATCGATCGTCCCAACACCAAAAACAAACCCATACAGACTTTGGTTGAAAGATACACTCAACTGAGGGCGGTTAGTTATGTCGATGAAATTATCCCATACCAAACGGAACGAGATCTCGAAGATATTTTGTCTCTATATAATTTGGATGTTCAGATATTGGGCGAAGAATATCGTGAGAAGGATTTCACCGGAAAGGATATCGGTCGTAAACGGGGAATAGAGTTTTATTTTAATGAAAGATCTCATAGATTTTCTTCAAGTGAATTGAGACAAAGAGTCGCCTATAATACAGGAATTGGGTTGACATATAAGTCAAAATAAGGTATAATTACCGCATTAAAATTTGGAAGTTGTATATCATGAAACCTAAAGAAAGACCACATTACGTCAATAATAGAGACTTTTCTAACGCAGTCGTCGAGTACTGTACTTCTGCCCAAGAGGCAAAAGATGTCGGTGAGTCCACACCGATCGTCACAGATTATATCGCTTCCTGCTTCCTAAAGATCGCAGAGGGTCTCTCTCATAAAGCAAACTTTGTTCGTTATACCTATCGTGAAGAGATGGTCATGGATGCGGTCGAGAACTGTCTCAAGGCGATCGAGAATTACGATATCGAAGCTGCAACCCGATCGGGCAAACCAAACGCATTTGCTTACTTTACACAGATCTCATGGTATGCATTCTTGCGTCGGATCCAAAAGGAAAAGAAACAACAAGACGTAAAGATGAAGTTCATCGCAGAGGCAGATGTTGCTGAATTCCTTGATGATGATGGTGAGGGATATGGACATATGCAATATGCGTCCCCCTTTATTGATACGCTACGTATGCGTATCGATGCAGTGAAGGGTGCTGACCAAGAGTTTAAAGAGTATGCGAAAGAAGAGAAGAAACGTAAGCGTCGTGCCGTTAACGTTGACTCAGATTTATCGGAGTGGATGGAATAATGTGGACTTATGAATGTAAAGCGGGAACCTACAAAGAGGATTCTCTACCTCGCTTGGTGTGGACTATCTTCACGCACCGACTACACCATCTCATTGAGGACGGAAGATTTTCAGATTAAACTTGACATACTCCCTGTTGTATAGTATAATAGCCGGTATATAAGTTGAGTTAAGTTTTTTATGAAGATCGCTATATTGAATGACACCCACTGCGGGTGTCGTAATTCGTCTGAAATTTTTATGGATTACCAAGAACGCTTCTATACGGAAGTGTTTTTCCCTTATCTGTTAGAAAATAACATCACCCAAATCCTACACCTTGGAGACTATTACGACAATCGTAAGACGGTCAATCTCAAGGCGCTCAGTCATAATCGAAGAATATTCTTAGATAAATTGCGTGAGTACAACATCCACATGGACATCATCCCAGGCAATCATGATGTCTATTTCAAAAATACCAATGAACTCAATTCCCTGAAAGAGTTGATGGGTCACTACATGAACGAGGTCGACATTCTTATGGATCCGATCGTGCGTGACTACGATGGTGTTAAGTTCGGTCTTGTACCTTGGATATGTCCAGAGAATGAGGAAGAAATTAATACCTTCCTTGACAATTGTGGGGCAGATGTTATCGGTGGTCACTTTGAACTTGCTGGATTCGAGATGGACAAGGGAATTGTTTGTAAGGATGGTATGGATACCGCCCCCCTTCAGAGGTTCGAGACGGTCCTATCCGGTCACTTCCACACCAAGTCATCGCAGGGTAACATACACTACCTTGGTGCCCAGATGGAGTTCTTCTGGAACGATGCGCACGATCCCAAGTACTTCCACATCTACGATACAGAGACGCGCGAACTGACGCCCATCCTTAACGAGGTGTCTATCTTCCATAAGATCTACTATAACGAAGATCAGGTCAATTACTTCGAAGATCTCTCTTATCTTGATGGTAAGTTTGTCAAACTGATCGTGAGCAACCGATCTGATATGAAGAAGTTTGAACGATATATTGAACGCATTCAACAACAGAAGATCCACGAACTCAAGATCGCAGAAGACTTCCGTGAGTTTCGTGGTGAGAATGTAGGTGACAATGAAATAAGTATTGACGACACCGAAACTTTAATCTATAATTACATCCAAGATGTAGACACTGACCTTGACAAAGACCGAATCAAAGGATTGGTTTCGGAGTTGATGGTCGAGGCACAGAGCGTAGAAATTGCATGATTAAATTCCAGAAACTCCGTTGGAGAAACTTTCTTTCGACGGGTGACTATTTTAACGAGATCGACTTCCTAGAGAACCCTACAAACCTAGTGGTTGGAGAGAACGGCGCGGGCAAGTCCACTATGTTGGATGCCCTGTCGTTCGCCCTCTTTGGTAAGGCGCATCGTAAGATTAATAAAGCACAATTAGTAAACACCATCAATAATAAAGACTCCAGATGTGAAGTCGAATTCACTGTTAATGGTGTTCAGTATAAAATTATTCGTGGTATCAAACCCGCAAAGTTTGAGATCTGGAAAGATGGTAGTATGATCAACCAGAGCTCACACGCGCGTGAGTACCAAGAGATTCTTGAGAAGAACATCCTACAGATGTCTCACAAGAGTTTCCACCAAATTGTTGTTCTCGGTTCGTCGTCTTTTATCCCATTCATGCAACTCAACTCAACCTCTCGGCGTGACGTGATAGAAGACCTTCTTGATATTAACATATTTTCCAAAATGAATGTGATACTCAAGGAGAAAATCTCTCTCCTCAAAGGCGAGCTCGAGAACAACAACCATTCTATTGAGATGGTCAAGACGCAGATATCTTCTCAAAAGAAGTATATTCGTGACCTGAGTGCCATCAACACTGCACATCGAAAAGAGAAGGAATTGGAGATCGAATCTCTAAACGCGGACATCGCAACCTTCAATGAGACAAACGCAGAATTATCAGAAGCCGTCAATACATTGTTGCCTGCGGTTACAGAAGAATTAAGCAAAATGCGTACCAATAAGACCAAGTTGGAGAAGTATCGCACCAAGTTTGACACACAGGTTAAGTCGGTGGTCAAAGAGGCAAAGTTCTTTGAAGACAACGAACATTGTCCTACATGTGATCAAGAAATTGGTGATGAGTTGCGTCATAATAAACGCGCAGTCGCGACTGCCCGCGCACGTGAACTCAAAGATCTTATGGAGAAGGCAGACGCACAATTGGGCGACTACCAGTCTCAGATCGACAAACTCGAAGAGGACATGGCAGAACTGTTACACAAACAGAATCTCATGAATAACAACATGCAGTTGATCTCACGATTGACGCAGAACGTCCAGAAGATCCAGAGTGATCTCGCAGAGATGGCAGACAGTTCCGGTGACATGGCACAGGCCAACAAAGACCTTAGCAACCTTGATAACGAATTGCACGGGTTGAATGACAGCAAATACACTCTCAGTGAGAAGTCGTCATACAACCGCGTTGCGTCCGAACTACTCCGCGACACTGGTATCAAGACCAAGATCATCAAACAATACATTCCGGTCATCAACGAACTCACCAACAAGTATCTACAGACGCTGGACTTCTTCGTCCACTTTGAGTTGGATGAGAGTTTCAATGAGACCATCCGATCGCGTTACCGTGACACTTTCTCCTACGACTCGTTTTCAGAAGGTGAGAAACAACGCATCGACCTATCCTTACTCTTCACTTGGAGACACATTGCCAAGATGAAGAACTCCGTATCAACCAACCTGTTGATCCTAGATGAGACATTTGATTCGTCTCTCGATGGTGAGGGCGTCGACAACCTAATGAAGATCATTGACACTCTCAAGGAAGACACCAACGTATTTGTAATCTCTCACAAGACCGAACTAGAGGACGCCCACTTCGAACGCAAACTGTCGTTCGTTAAGGACAAAAACTTTAGTCGAATGCGAGATATTACTTGACACTGACCGGATATTGTTATATAATGTCCCACATATTAACTGAGGAATCCCTATGGAACTTTCAACCCGAACTGTCGAGATCCTACGAAACTTCTCGACGATTAACCAGAACATCGTAGTCAATGGTGGTAACGTCATCAAGACTATGTCTATTGCAAAGAACATCGTATCTCAGGCAGAGATTGAGGAATCTTTCCCTAGCTCATTTGGCATCTATGACCTGTCAGAGTTTTTGTCGGTCTTGTCTCTCGTAGACAATCCTTCAATCGAGTTTGGTGAAAACTTCTGTACCGTATCCGACGGCAGTGGTCTTTCCTCAGTTCGTTATTTCTACTCAGATCCAGAAATGCTCTCTGCGCCTAAGAAAGAGATCATCATGCCTGAGTGCGAGGTCAAATTTCTTCTCACTAACGAAACCCTAAGTAAGATCAAACGAGCATCGTCCGCATTAGGTTATGATACTATTTCTATCCGACCAGATGGTAACTCTGTGCGCATCGATGTCGTTGATACAGAAAATACGACTTCTAATTCATACTCGATTCAAGTCGAAGGAACTTTTCCAGAAGGAGCAGACTTTAAATTTGTCATGGGTGTGAATAATATGAAGTTGTTGGGTGATGATTATGAGGTGTCGATTTCAACTAAGTTGATCTCTAGTTTCCGATCGATATCTGGTAAGACTGAATACTTTATTGCACTAGAAAAATCTTCAACATACGGAGCATAAAATGACTGAAGACCAAGCTACATTTTACGACCTCGCAAACCGCGTTGCCCGTTCATGTGTCGCAGTAGTAGATACTGTTGTAACACGTGGTGGGTTCAAAGGTGAGGAACTTACAACTATCGGACAACTGCGTGACCAGTCAGTACAGGTCGTCGCATTATACGAGAAGTTGGCGAAAGCACACGCAGAGGCTGAAGAAGAATCAGACGCTGAGTAAACCTTTTGGGGCGGTGGGTAACTTCTCTTTCACCGCGAATATTTTATTATGATTAACCCATCGCCCCGTTTTTTATGAAACTGTATGATCCCCTAATCGCAAAAGAGACCTCAATCCATGTTGCACTTGGGACGGTCATCAACTATCCACTTAACATCTTCTACACATGGTTAGCAGTTGTTAAGTGGGGTATCACGGACCCTATAACTTTGTCCACTATTCTTACTGTCGGAATATCCTTCGTCGCGTTCACTCGCATATACATAGTAAGGACTCTTACAGAAAGACGTAAGACCAAACTTAATAAAGATATGCCGCTATAGCTCAGCCGGTAGAGCAACTGACTTGTAATCAGTAGGTCCGGAGTTCGATTCTTCGTGGCGGCACCACTTTGGAGACACCGTGAATTTATCTACTCAGGTATCAGACACATTTGCTCGGTCTATGACTGCGTTCTTCCGTCTGTTTGCAGATCTCTTTTTCCGCAAGCGTTACGGTCACCGCGCACTCGTTTTAGAAACAGTTGCAGGGGTACCAGGCATGGTCGCGGGTATGATGACCCACCTTTACAGTCTACAGGCGTTTAAGAAAGGTCACGGTACCAAGATCCACGAGATGCTCGCAGAGGCGGAGAACGAAAGAAAACACCTCATGTTTTTCATGGAGGTAATCCAACCGTGGTTCATTGAACGTGTAATCATCATCCTTGCCCAGTTTATCTTCTGGCACTACTATCTGGTGATGTTTGTTCTATTCCCCCGAACCGCACACCGCATGACTGGATACTTCGAACAGGAAGCGGTACAAAGTTACACAAACTATTTGGAACTGATCGAGTCCGGAGAGATCGAAGATGTCCCCGCACCACAGATCGCAATTGACTACTACAGCGAACTCCACGAGTTCTCTAAGTTGTCTGATATGATTAAGTGCGTCCGTAATGATGAGATGCACCATGCCAAAGTCAACCACGCATATGCGAATGGACGACTATAGGATAAATTGATTGTTTTTATCGATATAACCGATCGTATTTGTCACTTTGTTATAGATAAATAGATTGGAGAAATCGGTTTACACGAAGGGGATAATGCGGTATAATGTCCCCTTATTATATTATGGAGTGGTAAATGAGTAACGAATTCTTATGGGTGGAAAAGTACCGCCCAAAAACTGTATCCCAAACTATCCTACCCACAGAACTGAAAGACACTTTTCAGAACATTGTGGACGGTGGAGAAATCCCGAACATGATGTTTAGTGGGACTGCTGGGACAGGTAAAACTACAGTCGCCCGTGCGATATGCGAGGAACTGGAGTTAGATTACATCGTAATCAACGGGTCCGAAGAAGGCAACATTGACACACTACGAGGAAAGATCAAGCAGTTCGCCTCTTCTGTCTCGTTGGCTGGTGGTTACAAAGTCGTCATCCTTGATGAGGCAGACTACCTAAACCCCCAGTCAACCCAACCCGCGTTGCGTGGGTTCATCGAAGAGTTCTCGAACAACTGTCGGTTCATCATGACTTGCAACTTCGAGAACAAGATCATCGACCCATTACACTCGCGATGCACTAAGATCGCGTTCAATGCCACCAAGAAGACTCTCCAGTCTCTCTCGGCGGAGTTTATGCAACGCGCGATGACCATTCTCCAGACGGAGGGTGTAGATTATAATAAGGATGTCCTTGCGCAGGTCATCATGAAACACGCACCGGATTGGAGGCGTGTTCTGAATGAGTTGCAGAAAGGATCGATTTCGGGGTCACTGAATGTGGCGTCTGCTCTCAGCGGAGAAGTCGTGGACAACTATACTCAGTTGTTCGGTGCAATCCGTGATAAAAACTTTAAGAAGATGAGGACGTGGGTCGTCAATAACATTGACGTAGAACCAGCGGCGGTATTCCGTGGTGTCTACGATCGTATGTATGACCATGTCTCCCCGAATAGTATTCCACAACTTGTTTTGATACTTGCTGACTATCAATACAAGAATGCGTTTGTCGCAGATCATGAATTAAACATGGTCGCCTGTCTCACAGAGGTGATGGCAAACGTGGAGGTCAAAGCGTGAGTCCGTTTGATTTCCTAAACAGCATTAACAGTACCAAGGTAAATTTACTCGATAAGGATCCGGAAAATATTAATCAATACAATAGCTTCCTAGTAAATAGGTCGCTTTCATACTTTCCAGATACTGTGTTAATTAGTAACGAAATGAACAGGTTGCATCATATAGATGCGAGACTTCAACACGATTTTCTTATAAATATTATACGTAAGAAAAAACGTTTCTCGAAATGGGATAAACCCCAAAGTACAGATATCGAGTGTATCAAAGAGTATTACGGATATAGCGATTCCAAAGCGAAGCAGATTATTGGACTCTTAACCTCGGGACAATTACAAGAACTCAAAAATAAGGTTAATAAAGGTGGAAGAGAATAATCTAGTTCAGTGGAACTCAGAGATGATGTTAGAGATCACCCTAGCAGAACCTGATGATTTCCTAAAAGTTAGAGAAACCCTTACCAGAATAGGAGTTGCATCAAGACGCGACAACACCCTATTTCAATCGTGCCATATCCTACATAAACAGGGTAGGTACTTTATCGTCCATTTTAAGGAGTTGTTTTTACTGGACGGCAAAAAGTCAAACTTAGAAACGACGGACATGGAACGTCGTAACACGATCGCAACCCTTCTACAGGATTGGGGTCTGGTATCAATCGTAAACCCAGAAGTTGCACAAGATTGCGCTCCTATGCGACAGATCAAAATAATTTCGTATAAGGAAAAGTCAAAGTGGAATCTGCAACCGAAATACAACATCGGTAATAACTAATGGCGAAAGAATATTATGACATTTTTGAAGGTCGCGAAGACAATATTCGCGACAAAGTCCCATTCATAGGTCGACTTCCTTTTGATATGGAGTCGAACTATGGGTGGACGCAGTTCATGGAAATGATGGACTCGCATCCAGATGACCTATACGATCGTAACTCAGATAAGATGCGTATTGGTCTTAATGCTTTTCATTCTCGCGGCAGTGCGCCAGAGTTTGCAAAGAACATTTACGAAGAAATGCAAGAAGTATTTTCACTTCACGAAAACAAGATCACTAACATTGCGTTTAGTGGATTTGGTCGTGCTAGTGGATCTTATCCTTGGCATAAGGATTCGATGGACGTATTCTTGGTTCAGGTTATCTCTACCGTGGGTCTCAAAGTAGAACACATTAATAACGAGGAACCTTTTGATTTCGAGCCAGGCATGTTCGTCTATTTGCCAAGGGGAACCCATCACCAAGTATTCCCAAGGGTGTCTCGTGTTTCTTTCTCGTTCGGTGTGGAGGGTGATCCGGACCCATCAAAATACTACTAAGGAAATTCTCATGTCTGGTAAAAACGTTGTATCGTTATCAGAGGTCTTGAAAAAAAAACAGGATAAAGAGAAAGAACTTGAAATGTATCGAAGACATCTCACAATGATCGAAGACCGCATGGCCTTTCTAGAGATGGATCGAAAAGTTACGACGGAAATCATCGAGATGATCGAAAACGATGCCGTCGTAGTCGTTGATGATTCTCTACCTATTATACGTTTAGATGATGACGACTATGATGACCTAGATGATTGAATAGTGACATATTCACACGTCTAGTGTTACCTTTATACTCATAACGAGTATATATACTATCGACCTGCCACATGAGTGGGGGTTATTTTAAACTTGCTTAAAACTAAGGAGTTAGCAACATGACATTAACAGCAAAACAACTGTTCCCACGTTCAGCATTCGTCGGATTTGATACTATGATCGACGAACTAGACAGGGTCGCACGACACTCGGGTGATACGTTCCCCCCGCATAATATTCTAAAGACGGGAGAGGATCAATACCTAATCGAGTTAGCCGTCGCCGGTTTCACGGAAGACGAACTCGAAATCGAAGTAAAGAACCGAACACTTAGCATTCGAGGGTCTGTAAACGACACTAGAGAGTATATTCATAAAGGCATTTCGACGAAAAGATTTGAACGTCAGTTCCGTCTGTCGGAGTATGTTGAAGTAATGGGAGCTGATTTCAGGAACGGATTACTAGCCATTTCATTGGAAGTAATAATCCCTGAAAGTCAGAAGCCTCGTAAAGTAGCAATTAATTCGGGCGTCACTTATCAATCGACCCCGCAACTTTTAAACGAGGAGAACAACAATGGAGAAGAGCAACCGAGCCAACTCTAGGTTAGAAGAGATGGGTTGGATGTTCGCAGGACTATCAAGCGTATTCGTGGTAGCCGTCTGTGTCCAACAACTAATGTAATAAATAAGGGAACTTCGGTTCCCTTTTTTTATGTGTATGAACTACGATATCGACAAATTTAATGAATGTGGTTACGTTATAGTCACTGACTTTATGGATGAGACACATCACTGGCGTCTCAATATGGAGTGTGATATATATCGTGAGTTTGCTTGCGGATTGGTTCGCAACGATCACGGGTGGATATTGAATTCTCCAAATAACCCCTGTAAACTAGACGGTGCTATGATGCGCAGTCATATCTTTCGAGATCTAGCCTCTAATGAGACATTGGTGTCTACCGCCCAACAATTATTGGACATCGAAGATCTCGACACCTACATATCTAAGTTTTTTCCTATGGTACCCAGAGAGGGATTCTCTGTTGGATGGCACCAAGACAACCACTACATTCGTGCAAACGCAAAACGACTAGTCAGTTGTGACGTATTCGTTAACGGCGCGGACAAGGAAAATGGATGTCTGAGAGTCGTCGCTGGATCTCATAACCGAACCTTCCTACATAACGATAAATCGCATGATGCGTTCCGATGGATTCATGTTGATGAGTCTGAAATGGACATAACCGACATCGAGTTAGACAAACCATTCGCTGTGTTCTTCCACGTGGATCTGGTACACGGTTGTTATAGAAACAAAAGTGACAGACATAGGTACAGTATTGCGTGGGAATACATAAAGAGAGGGTATGTCCCACAAACACATAAAGATCACCAATCACAAGACAGGCTCCCCGTACTATGAAAGTAGTCCAGATCGTCATAAAGGGAAACAAAGTATCCGAAGAATATGCAGCACTCTCGCAGTATTCATTCGAACGCGCCTTGCGTGAGGGATATATTGATTCTATAGAACATTTCGATGCAATCACCCCAGAGTCTGAAGACTTCCAAGAACACGTAGACCGATACACATGGTCTCGTAGTTTGATGACACTGGACAATAAGAAGTTCGGTCAACCAAAGGACGACCACTCCCCTACAGAGAAGGCGGGGATGTGTTCTCACTGGGAGATCATGCGTCAGTGTGCGGTTAGCGGTGAACGCGTGTGGGTCATCGAACATGACACGTGGATGTTGGAAGAACGGTACGAGTCTTTTAAGGCTCTGGTCACTCTAACACCCGAAACTCTCTATGCAAACATTGGACTGTTCATGGGAATGTATTCTCTCGACCCAAGATTCTGTCACTGGGCGTATCACATGTTGACTACCAATGACTTTCCAATAAACTGCGGTCCTTACTGTGTTCTTCAACGTCTTTTCAGAACATACACCACAAATCAC